CCCAAATACTTGACGGACGCGTTAACAGTAAGCTCAGTCCCATAAGACGTGGATTCATACTAGAGAAAGCACTTCCCAGTGACGATCTCGTTCTGTACCCGTAACCAAGGATTCTAGCGCATATTCGAAGGCCATCTCTGGCTGTTCTCGCATTGGTTTGCAGGAGTAAAGCTTCTAACACGGACGGATCCGTGATAGCTGCTCCGATCGCATCAAGCGAAATCCCTCCTATATCCACTAGACCACCATTCGGGGTAACCCTAAAAGTTCGTTTTGCGAACTCGAATGTGGCGGCGTCAGAGATTAAACTCTTAGCCAGTCCAACTTCCACACCAATTGCTTGTAGCAGAAGCAGGTACGCTTTCGCGACACCTGAGTCACCAATGACTACGTCATCCCCTAACAGGGCATATAAGGTGAACCACTTCAGTCCCTTTCCTGCTTGATAAGCAGCGAATTGTACTAGGAGATGGTGTGTAAGCGCAAAGACGGCCCAGGAAGTATAAGCTCCCATGGGCTGGCCAACTGCATAATGCAGTTCCCTCGGTGTACCGACCGGTACAGGCCGTCCTACCCCTGTCCAACGGGGTACATTGAATTTACGGGAAGTGAGTAACTTCCTCCAATGAAGCGCAACTCTTGGGCCAATTAATAAACCCAAGAATCCCTGTTGCAGACTTACTGGGAATCGATCCGTCGCAGCACTGAGGTCGTAAGACCAATAACTACTAAGACCCGCCTTTGCCATCGCTTTCGCTAGGTTTCTAGCAGGCCGTTCCTGATCGAAAGTCCCGTCTTGCGGGATCTCTTTCAAGATCTCGAACACGGCATCGTGGAGAGGCCGTAGTAACATCTGCGTGAGGCTATCACACATCGCAACCACCCGGATTTTCATAGCTGGTTCAGTTATGAATCCAAGTTTGCCGAGCCCCCATGGTACTGAAAATCCTGGTAGCGGGTTTGAAGACCACGCTCCTTCGGAGTCCTGTTTGAAGAATACAGCGTATTCTCCAACAATTCCAAACGACTCTAATTGCTCGTAAACAGCTTTCGCTTGAGCAAGGAGAGTCTGTGCAAAACCTGCAGCTTGTGGCCACAGGCCCCTGACTGAGGGCCAAAGGCCCTCGTTGTCATCCATCCAAAGTTTCAGATCCGTAAGGATCGATCCGATGTTTGTTCGGGTACTTGGACCAGGAGACTCATCCTGGGCTTTTGCACTGTTTGGACCTGAATTTAGTAACATGAGAGGACGGGGTTGTAGATTCGTAAGGATCGGCTTCATAAGTAACTTCCAACCCTTTCTAGGGGTCGACTCCTTAGCTGATGACTCAACATTGGGAGCCCAAAGCGCGGTCAAACGTTCCACAAAATCTAGAGGCTTATCCAGAAGTTGCAGTAACGAAGACGTTTCAGGCGCGGTTAAACGCCCGCTTCGACGCTTCTGAACGAATACTTGTGCATCTTGTGCACGTCCTATAAATTCCAGAAATACCGGAAAGAACAGGACTAGCCACCGGACCCATTCCATAATTACAAGGTAATTAACCTCGAAAGGTCGTGTAATCGTACTTAACTTCAGTTTCCCTGGCACTTCGATTACTCGATAGAGCCAAAAGAAAGAGAGCCATATTCTGACAGTCCATCTGTCACCCGACGTGATCCGTTTCCGGTGCACTATGGGAATTACACGTGGAATACCGTTCCGCGACCTAGATATTGCACATCCTAGTAAGCGAGGATTGTCCAGCTTGTGCCCTCCGGCAACTTGCTGTAGTAGTGTTGCATTCGCCTTCAAGCGAATCACTACACCTCGCCATCCCTGTTCCTTGTGCAAGGACGCTACATATCTCCCAAATGAAAGAGCTGTTTGGCACCAATTTGTTGTCGGTCCTCCCTCCCGCAAGGCAACTACCCTTCTCAGGGCAGCGCCAAGGGTTAGCCCGATATTTCTAACGGGCTGCCAGCAAAAACTGGTATGTATTACTTTGATATTTCGTTTCATTGTAATTATTACTATGTAGTTGCATTCGGTTTCCCTAAACGTACCGTCGTAAGACTAAATACGAGTAGGGGCCGCAGGCGACGTTGTTGCGTCTTATGAGGGTTGACATGACATAACAAATGTCAGGTTCCAGTCCCCGGTACCCCTTTAGGGGCACCTACAGCTCTCTAGCTTGCGCGTCGAGAGTGGAAGAGCAATTAACACTCTTATCGACCATATCAGACTCCGGAAGTACAAGCGAACTTGTCTCCTTTGCAAGGTTAGGTCTATCCCTGGAGGTCCTGATAAAAGCGTTCATGATACCTCTACTCCGTGTGGTACCTTTTCAGGTATTCCCACACTATTACCGGATAACCACAGCTCAACAGAGTCCCTTTTCAGGGCTATTGTGTAGGCTAAAGCTAGCACTCTGCGTACTGTAGTAGGACCGCCTATCCCTCACGGGAAGGCCCCTCTACTTGCCAGTAGAACGCCGCCGACTTTTGTGGGTGTGCGATTCCTCGCTGCCGCACAGTGAACTGACTTGGCCAGCTCCCTCAGTTTGGTCTTCTGAGGCGACGTACGGTTTCCGATGAAACAGACCTTATCGATCCTCCACAGGGATTGTTAGCCCCCAGGAGTTTCTAGAATTCCTCACCCATTACATATGCGTTACTTTATCACATAGCAATGTTACATGGGGTACATGTAGTGAGATAAAACCAATTTAACCAAGTCCTTAGACTCTGGTTCTCCCCTTGGTGAATTCTATTGGGCCTTAATTGTCCGATGGAGTAAACAGTCAAGGGGTGAAGCTAATCTTTGGAGTCGCATTTTGCAAATTGACCTGCTAGGAATCGTCCGAGAACGATATCTCTAGTCGAATTAGCTTTTTAGCTCTTTTGACTTAGAGCGCCCGGCACAGCCG